CGTTTGTTTTTTTCTTAGCCATGTCAGCTCCACCACCAAGTCTTCTACCAATTCTTCCGCCATCAGCTTTTTTGGTTTTTCTTAAAATCTTATCTGTTTTTTGTAATGATTTAGAACCTGATTTTCTAAGTGCTTCTTTTAAACCCGGGTCAACTGAACCTGCTTTTGTAACATACTGGTCAGTTACGTTTGTAAGTTTTTTTATAGTCTCTTGATTCTTTTTTAAATTACCAACATTAGGTTTAGTACCAACAATTGTGTTAATACTTTTTCCTGTGTTTTCTCCTTGTGATTTTGCAAATTTAAATAATTTTTCAAATCCTCTAAAATATTTATTAGCCATTATTTTTTTCCTCCGCCGTTTCTAAAAATTTGTGTACCCTTTATACCATAAATCGACGCCACGACAAGGATCCAAAGATTAGTGAACCATGACGGGAGCTGCGAGAACATGTCGAAGAACAATTTTACCTTGTCCATCGCTGTCGGATCGTCCGATATAACTGCCCAAGCGAGCACCAACACGGGCAAACTGAGAATTATCAAAACTGCCTCGTCTTTCCAGTCCGATTGTCTAGCCTCAAGAAGTTTTCCCTGGTAAGCTTCGTCACCTCGGGCCATTTTTTCAGCATGCATTAATTGTGCATCTGACATTGCCATCTTCGTT